GGCAATGGAAATACGCCAAGCCGAAAGGGTGGTCGCCGTGCTTAGGAACATCATCAACGATTTAGTCGGAGGCTCGTGGACGATCCTCGGTCTGCTCTTCGCGGTGGTCGTACTGCCAGAGGGTCAGACGCAAAGCACAATGGCAACGCTGTTCATCCTGATGACAATCGTCTGGATCGCAACAGGATATTTGAGGTGGAAAGAATGACAAACGAAGATCACCGCAGGGAACTCAAGGAGCAGGGCTGGACGCGCATTGACACCGCGCCAGGCGAGTGGGTGGCACTCGTGCCAAGCGAAGATGCAAGCGCGTTCGGCGGCACGCTTTGGAAGCGTGGCGACAACGGCAACGACTACAGCGAGGGCTGCACCGCTGGCCATCCGATCAGCGCGGCACTTGACTACCAGAAGGCTGGTCTTGCACTCGCCGCGCACATCAAGGAAGACATCGGCGAATGAAGTTCAAGGTCAAGTCGCAACTGGATCACGTTGAGAAGGGCGGCATCCTTGACGACTGCGGACCGTCCAGCACGGCTGCTGCCGTTGCGTGGGCATCTAAGTACGCGGTTGACCCGACGGCTGGAGACGGCATCAAGGCGAAAGCCGCTGCCACCGGCTTCGTAGAGAAAGAGGGCGTGTCGGACAACGGCTCATCTCTCGGAGACTTGATCAAGACGGCAAAGCAGATGGGCGCAAAGGCGCGCTACGCCAAGTCGTGGGATGACGTCGTGATTTCCGCGCACCGTGGCGCTGGTCTAATCGTGTGGGTCCAACAGGGTCCAGCCGCCTATCCCGCTGGAGTAGAGATCAGCGAGTGGCATAAGCGCTGGGAGGCATACTGGACAAAGAAAGATCGCAAGCACATTGCGCTCGGCTACGGCCATATGACCGCAGCCGCGTGGGATGCCGTTGACGGATGGCAGTGGGCGTGTCCCACGCGATCAGGCAAGGGCAAAGAGAAGTTCGGGGTCGTCGTGACCGAAGAGCAGCTCAAGCAGATTGCTGCGAGCAAGAAGAAGCAGACGGGCGGCGCACCGCATAAGCACGTCGTCATCGTTGAGTGGAAGTAAGGAGACAAAATGTATAGCGACATCAAGGCGGGTATCCGCTGGGTTATTGACAACACAGGCGTAGACGAGGCGCTGATCGAGTTCGGACGAACCTTCATCACGGTGTCCATCTCCGTCGCACTTGGTCTTGGCATCCCACTCCTCGACATCACGGGCGGAGACTTCCGCACGGTGCTGTCCGCAGGACTGGCATCAGGGCTTCAGGTTCTCATCAAGTTCCTTGACCCAAAGAACAGCGCGTTCGGGATCAAGGAGAAGTCCCCTGAGGACAAGGCTGCGGCAGACAAGCAGTTCGACATCTAATGTGGGTCTACGTCGGCGGGACGTTTGACCTGTTCCACTACGGGCACGCCGCTTTCTTGGAGCAATGCGCCAAGCGCGGCAAGGTGATCGTAGCACTCAACACGGACGAGTTTGCTGCTCGGTACAAGCGGCCCACCGTCCTCACGCTCGGTGAGCGGATGGAGTCGCTGCGAGCTTGCAAGTGGGTGGACGAGGTGATCGTCAACGTCGGGGACGAAGACAGTGGTGTGACCATTGACCTCGTCAAGGACAAGAAGATCTCGCACATTGCACACGGCGATGACTGGACTGGACCGGCACTGATGGAGCAACTCGGCATCAGCCAAGAGTGGCTGGACGAGCGGGACATCAAGATGCTCTACATCCCATATACCGCTGGTATCTCTACCAGCGAGATCATTAGGAGAGTCGGTGGCAACCTTCACAGCGATTGTGACTGCTCATGCGGATGCAGCGGGAATGGTACGCACGGTCGACGCACTGCTCGCCCAGAGTAGGAAGCCCGATGAGATCATTGTCCTCGCTAGTGACATTGATCTGGAGGAAGCTCGCAAGCGGTATACTGGCGTCACCTTCTACGCGGAGCCAAACCTCAACGACTGGGGCCACGACAAGCGGGCCAAGGGGCTTGACTTGGCGACATCTGATTACGCGGGATGGTTCAACCACGACGACTCCTACGACCCGCACTACATCGCGGAAATGATGTGGCAAGCAGAACTTGGCAGCGATGTGGTATACTGCGGGTGGTCTAAAGATCAGACCCCCAGATTCTCTTCTGGCAGGTCAACCTCTGGCAACTACATTGTCAAGGTAAGCGTTGGTCAACAGGATTGCCGCCGTCGCCCAGTCCATCAAGTTCCTTCCTGGGACTTTGTATTTCCACAATGAGGTGAAGTAATGCCAAAGAGCGCAGCGTGGCAACGTAAAGAGGGCAAGAACCCAAAGGGTGGCTTGAACGCCAAGGGACGCGCATCTTACAAGGCACAGACTGGCGGAACGCTTAAGGCTCCCGTCAAGAAGGGCGACAATCCTCGCCGCGCTTCATTCCTCGCCCGTATGGGCGGTATGCCTGGTCCAGAGCGAGACGAGAAGGGACGACCGACTCGACTCCTCCTCAGCCTGCAAGCCTGGGGGGCGAGCAGCAAGGCTGATGCAAAGAGCAAGGCAGCATCTATTAGCAGTCGCCTCAAGGCGAAGAAGGCTTGAAGCCGCTCAGTAACGATGTTGCTATCGACCTCGCTCGCGGCAGGTCCGACATTGAATTCTTCGCACTCCGATGGCTCGGCATTCAGGGAAACCCAGGTCAGGTAAACTGGTGGAAGGCGTGCAGTGAAAGAGACGAAACGGGCTACCGCCCGCGCTACATCACGACGGTCGTCTCAGCTGGGAACCGTGCAGGAAAGACTCTTGCTATGGCTGTTGTGTGTCTCCATCACGCGCTATACAAACTAGGGACACCAAACCCAGACCCCAACGATCCAGAGTCCGCAGTCCGCTGGTCAAACGCTCCATACGAGTGGTACCACGTAGGCATCCAGCAGGAGACCGCAGAGTTGGTCTTCCGTGAGGTAGAGGCAATCCTCGGCGGCAACCATCCGGCACAGAAGAGCAGGGGTTGCCCACTCTCCAAGGAACTGGGCAAGATCATTGACACCTCCAAGAAGTATCGCGGAGAGTATCCTTGGATCAAGTTCCACCCCGTGGTTGGTGGGGCCAGCATCCACTTCCGCACCACACAGGATCGCGCCAAGGCACTCCTCGGCAAGGATATGAATGGCATCTCCTTTGACGAAGCAGCCTTTGAGCCGCACCTCGTGATGATCTACCAAGAGGTCTTGAACCTCCGCCGACTCTCCACTGGTGGTCCGCTCCACTTCATCGGGACACCAAGCGAGGGCATCAACGATTACTCCGAACTCTGGGAGAAGGGAAACCCAGAGAACCCAGCGAGGGACGACAAGTTCACTTCCTTCCGACTCTCCACCCGCGACAACATCGGATACGGGTTGACGCAGGAGAACTTTGACGATGTGGTACGCCAACAGGCTCCCTACCTCATCCCGCAGAACATTGATGGATACTTCATCGAGGCGCGAGACGCCTTCTTCTGGAGCCAATCCATCCTCGCGTCCTACAAGACGCTAGACGCAGAGATCTCACCAGAGCGGAATCACCGCTATGTGCAGGGCGTAGACCCAGGAATCTCGCACGACGCGACCTGGGCGATCACACTGGACATCACCGACCGCAGGAAGATCCGTGGCGTGCGCATCCGAAAGCGCAGCGGCAAGCAGAGTATCTCCGCAGTTGTTAATATGGTGAGAGAGGGACACCTCCTCTACAGCCAAGACGGCGCCTTCTGCACCACCATCGTGGACTCTACTGGTCTTGGTGGCAGGCTCTTCCAGCAGGAGTTCTCAATGATCCGCCCGCTCCGAGGCTTTGACTTCGGTGGCACCAAGGCGAAGAAGGTGGAACTCCTGAACGACCTGAAGGCCGTGATTGACAAAGGTCAAGTCGAGTTCCCCATTGGTGGTCCTTGGGACGAGCTGAAGCGGCAACTCCTCATCTATCGACTTGACGATAAGAAACTTGAACAAGACGCCGTGATGGCACTAGCAATCGCCGTGCGACACGCGCTGCGTAATCCTGAGAAGGGCGTGGAGAATCCCACCTTCACCTATTTTGGAGTGAGTGATTAATGGCTAAGGTCCGTAAGATCCCAGCAGTGTTCCAGGATACGCGAGGCGTACCTGGTCAGTACACGACTGACCCAGAGGTCGCAAAGCCAGAACAGATTGCTGCCATTGGCAAGGCCATTGACAAAGCGCGACGACTTCAGAAGGGCGCTGTCATCCGCGACCGACTTGATCGTGTCGCCCCACTCGCCACATCACCGACGAAGATCAATAGCTCCGGCGGCGGCTCCCTCCGCCTACCCGCCGGAGCTTCTAACTCCCCGCTCCCACGAACCGCACCAGTGGCGAATGCCCCTGTTGCAATGAACGCCACCTCCAAGGGCAGCCGACGCGCCCCTGGGGGTTTCTCTGCTGGTCTACGTGGTGGTTCTGGAACCCTCCGCATCCAGCCGAACGTAGAGAAGTTGTCGCCAAGCGAAGCCGCATCGCTGAAGATGCTGGAGTCCTCGCTGGTTGCGCAGGAGCTTGACCCGAAGAACAGCGACGACTACACGCTCCTCCAAGAGATCCTTGGTCGCAAGCAGTTGGTCGATCCAGAGCAGAACCGCCTCAAGGCGCTGTTCCGCCGTATGGACAACCTCTACCACCCAGAGACAATGACGCTCGGTGGTGCAGACCACTGGTCGGAAGATCCAAGCGCCCGCCTCGCTGGTCGCGCCCACGTCTCCGTCAACATCCACCACGCCTACGTCCAGATTCCTGCGGCGATCCAAGCGGTTCGCCCAGTCATCAACTACGTCCCGACTGGCTCCTCACAGGAGGAGCGTGAAGCCGCCGCCCTGCGCGAGCGGCTCTACTTCCGTTGGTGGGACTCCAACGAGATGGACCTCCTGCACGAGCAGGCTGCACTCCTCAAGGAGTTGTACGGCCACACCGCTGCCAAGGTCTACTGGGATCCAATCGAGCGCGTGCCGAAGGTCTCCATCATTGAGCGACCTGAGAACCTTTACCTCGGCTTCGGCAACAGCGACTACAACCGCCTAGACTGGGCGCTCTACACCTACGGAATGTCGCCACAGTCCATCCAAGAGGACTACGGCGTTGACGTCATCCCTGTCAAGCAGGGTGAGAAGTGGTTCCCGTACACGAGCCGTGGCAGCCACGCTGACCCAATCGGCAACGTGTGGGCGAACGCCTTTGAGCGCAACCCGCTCCGCCGCGAGACTGCCTACGAGCAGATGCAGGTGGAAGTCTACGACTACTGGTACAAGGTTCCGACGTCGCCAGGGAAGGCGCCGTTGGTGTACAATGCTATCTACGTGGGC